TCATGTTCCAAGCGGTTGCAGCTAGTAATGCATTGATTTGTGGTCCCGTTTCTCCCAGGAAGTAATTTTTTGCCAGCCTAAAATCGGTTTTTAAATGTCCGATCTTTAACGGCAATACCAAAAGTAAAGCCTAAAACCGACAAAACGCAATAATTTACGCAAATTTGATGTTCATTACATGTTCATTATCGACACAGCTATGATAATTCAATGTTCATAAAGTGCTGTGAATAAACATTTTTTCTACACTAAGCGACCGTAAAAAACAACCTTGTGAATTACTTTAATTTCACTTTTCCAAATTGGAAAATCTTTGTAGTTAGGTGATATACAGAGTAGTTTTTCAGGGTCTTCAGGATGGTCTTGAAGTCTTTTGATCATTCTTTGATCGTGAGTGATTATAAAGTAGATGCAATCTGGATCCAAACGCTCCCATTTATTGATAAAATCCACACCTATTATATCTCCTGCTTTAATAATATCTGAAAAAGAACATCCTACAACAGGAAAATAAGCCTTACAGCTAACACCAGGCATTGAAATAAAGCCAGTAGGTTCCGCTTTTTCCTTTGTTAACTCAGCAACTGTTCCGGCACTTACCGGTAATGGATAAAAAGGTGCGCCCTGTTCTGATAGATTCACATTTTCGGAAAACTTGAGCTTGCGAATAACCGCACTATACTCAGACTCCTTTTCTTTTACTATTGATAACTTTTCTTTTACTTTTGGAATGGTATCAATAAAGTTATCATTTTGGTTATCATCTGAATTGATAACCTTTTTTTCATTTTTAGAATCTCCAGCGAGATCGGAAATAGTAACTTCCAATACACTTGCGATTTTTAGCAATTTACTAAGCTGAATATCCGCTTCACCATTCTCATACGAGACATAAGAACGCTTTGGAATGCCAGTTTTGGCGACCAGATCGTCTTGTGTTAGGTTTTTTTGTTCTCTTATTCTCTTGATATTCAGCATATTATAAATATGTTACGGAAAACCGTAAAATTTGTTGCAAATTTTCGCCATATTGCTTGCGAGTTTTCGCAATATTGTTTTATATTTGCTTCACTTTAATAACGCAAAGATATAAAAATGGAGACACTAGCCAAACAAATTAAAAAAACAGAGGTTGCAAAAACTGCTTACCAAAGTATTGCTGATGAGTTCAATAGTAGTGCTTTGTATGTTGGACAAATAGCACGTGGCGAAAGAACGCCTATTCGTGGTATAGGAAAGAAAATATTAGACAGACTTCAAGAATTAACATCAAAATAATAATACAATGAAAAATTTATTCTACATCAAGAAATTAAAATTTCACAATCTATTTACAGGTGCAATAATCTATAAGATGCACATACAAGTTTGGAAACTCGCTTTTAGAGTTCCATACAAATTCAGCAGACCCCAAACTGACGAACAATCAAAGTTCCTCGGAATTACAAATTAATACCGTAACGATATCATGTCCCTTGAGCCTCAACCTGAAGGCTGGGTAAAACACAGCAATTTTGATGGTCCATTGTTACGGGAATGAAAGTTTTAAGGACTTAAACTTTGCACAGGCGCGGCAACTGCGAGAAGTTGTAATGGAAAAGTGGCGGAATTGGTAGACGCCGGCGGTTGCCCAAAGCGGTGTAATAGTCCGTAAATCATCTAAGACAAGAGAGGCTAAACAAGTTTAGAGCTATATGCAGGACTACTCTCATACAGGTTCGAATCCTGTCTTTTCCACAACCGTGCAGGAGCGTTCGGAGATAGCACATTAAAAAAGACTGAGAGCGGACAGCTTGGAAAGACAAGCGATTTTTTAAAACTAAGATGAACTTACAACCTACAGACATTATCATTAGACAATCAAACGGATCAGAAAGTCTTTGGCTTTCTCAAAGTTTGATTACTTCTAGTTGTGATATTGACGACAACTATTTGAAGGTTGCGAGAATTCGCTATAAGAAAACCGTTCGTGCTTGTGATTTAGCAAAAGCCAAAGATTATATGCCGGATTCCGGTAAGTCTTGGAGATTTGCAAAACAATATGGTCAGTTCTATTACTGCATTACCAATCTGCCTACAAAGGCTCCTAAAAATTACAGAAACATTTTTGGAGATCAAGAGGTTCTGCTTGATAAATATAAAGAAGCTTGCAAATCTAAAGAAGCTGGAAGCCTTGAAACGAGATTTAAATCTCATTTAAAAAGAGTTTCTAAACAATACTCGGAATTTTATACAGATGTAAACGAGATCCAAAGATTGTCGCTTTCAAAAGCTTGTGCAGTTTTGGATTTCATCCTTGATGAAAAAGAAAACTATCCTGGAACAGCGAACAAAATTTACAAAGACCTTTCTCCAATTCTATCAAAATTGGATTTACAGTATATACCTCACAATTATCTAAAGCTAAAAGAAAAAATCACAATACTTGAAACAACCGATCAAAGTATTGTAGATATCATTCATCTTCCTAGAGTTGGAAACAATTACGCTGAGATATATAATGATGCTGAAGTGTTCAGTTGGGTGATGCAGTTGCGTTCTATGCCACAAAATTACTCAAACGAGCATATCATTAGGAAAGTTACAGAAATGTGCGAAATGACAACGAAAAGACAACCGTCTCGTCGTTGGTATGGTCAGAACATTTTTGAACTTCCAAAAACTAAATTTCTTACTGGAGAAAAACGATTTGGATCAAGCAGTAGAAAATCTCACATCTATAAATCATACATCCCAACTCAAAATGCACTTTTTGCTGGCGATTGTTGGGAAATGGATGCAACTCGTGTCAATTTTATTGCACACGAAGCTGAAGATGGAAAAGAAAGATATCTTTTTGTGGTTGCAGTTCGTGACGTTCATTCCGGTGATGTCCTTGGATATTCTTTTGATTACGCAGAGAATCACGTGGTTTACTTGGAAGCGATGAAAATGGCGGTGCAAAACGCAGGTTATCTTCCTTATGAATGGATAACCGACCGTTTCCCTGGTCACAATACACCACAAATGACTGATTTCTTTGAGCGTTTGGCTTCTTTGGGTGTAGAATTAACATTTTCATCCAATCCTAACCAAAAAGCAGGTGTTGAAAGATGGTTTAGAACGCTTCAATCAGTTTTCTTTATGGATTCTAAATATTTCTATGGAGAAGGAATCAAATCACGAGCTGCGTACGCGCACCGTGCACCGGAGTATTTAAAGCGAATCAAAAAAGAAGCTAAGCAGAAAGGTTGGGACTTCGATAAGAATATTGAGGAGGCTTCTTTACATATTGAGAAATATAGAAGTACAAGGTTCTCATACTATTCAAGAAAACACGCAAATGTAAACCAATCTCCAAGCGAGATTCACAGAATTAGCGAAAAACCTCACGTTAATTTCGTTTCGATGTCCACAATTTCAATGCTATTCGGCTTGAAAAAAGAACTTACAATCAAGAATGAAGGACTTATTGAAACTGAAATTGTTAATGTGAAATTCCAGTATACAATTAGTCCTGCTTATTACGATGTAATTTCTAACTATTTCGGTAAAAAAATAGTGATGACTTATGATCTGAATGATTTATCAGTCGCTTATCTGTGGGAGAAAAATGGAAATCTTTTAAAATCGCTTTGTGATGTTGAATTATTCGACAAACCACAGATTCACGGACCAAATAAAGAATTTGGAAAAGTGGCAAAAGCAAAAGAGCGTGCAAAAGCTATTGCAGAACTGAAAGAAAATGATTTGGCTTCTATGATTGGCGAAGATTCCGCAATGATGGGAATTTATAGCGAAAAATCAAAGATCACAGCTTTCGAAGATAGTTTTACCGAAGACTACAAAATGCCGCTCAAAAAAGCATCAGGCGACGATATCTCGGACGATGATGTTTCAGATGCATTCTATAATAATATTTCTAACCAATACTAATGATATGACAAACTTACAGAAAAACACTATTGTACAGCTGATACATACAGAAAAAAACAGGCTTGGTAGCTACGGACAAGTAGCTACAAAAGCCGATGTTTCCACGGCTACAATTTCTCATATGCACCAGGGCAAATGGGATTTGATTAAAGATGAATTATGGATTAAAGTCGGCAAAGCAACCGGCTACGATGATAGCGAGTGGCAAATTGCTGAAACTATTAATTATAAAAGTGTAACGAAGATTTGCAACGATGCAAAACGTTACAATTTATTTATGATTATCAGCGACAAAGCTGGGATTGGCAAATCTGCGCCGCTCAAGTCATACTCTCAGATTAACGGCGAAAATGGTGTTTTCTACATCCGTTGCCGTGAATGGGCTAAAAGAGAATTTCTAACAGAACTATGTACTACTCTAGGGATTGATATAGGAAAATCTTACCTCCATATTGATAAACTAGGGATGAAAGTCGTTGAATTTTTCAACAAAAGAAGTTCTATAAAACCTCAATTGATAGTAGATGAAGCGGACAAATTGAAAGATTCTGCATTGCGTTGGTTCATTCATCTTTTTAACGAATGCGAGGATGAGATGAGTTTAATCCTTGCCGGAACTCCACACCTTGAGCATAGAATTAAAAGAGGTGTGAAGCTCAAAAAATTAGGCTTTGACGAACTCGACAGCCGTTTTGGACGTGCTTTCATCACTTTGATAGGTGCAACATTAGACTGTGCTAAGAAAATCTGCATTGCTAACGGAATCACAGATGAAAAGCTGATCAAGTCCATTTTTAAAGACTTAAAACCAACTTTCAAAGAAATTGAAATTTCAAAAAATGAAGTTACCCAGGTGAAAGTTGTAGATGACCTTAGAAGACTTAAAAGAGTAGTAATCCGTGAGAAAATTAAGATTTCATAATGGAAAACATTCTCAAAGAAATAGAAGTTATCGAATGGCAGTTGACTTTTGCACGTGATCCGGTTATCATACGAAAACGAAAAGAACGCCTTAAGGAACTTCAAGAAGAATTAGAAAAATTAACCAATAAATAATAGCAATATGGACATTAAAAACCTTACTCCAGAAGAAAAAGCAGAATTTCTAAAACAGTTTTCTGCGGAAGATTTGAAAGCAAGTCTTAAAACAGCAGAAGAGCAAAAAAACGAAGATCGAAAAGCTTACAAAGATTCGGTAAACGAGACTGTTCCTGTAGTTATTAAAACATTGCAAACGGTTTCATTGGCGTTGCAATTAGCAAAATTGGACGTCTTTCAAGCACTTAAAATTTTGCTGGATTTGAAAGCTGAAGCTTACGATGTAAAACAAGGTCAGCAATCTCACACATTCTCGGACGAAAAAGGAAATTCTATCATTTTCGGTTTCCGTGTGAATGACGGATGGGATGACACAGTTAATGCCGGAATCGACAAAATCAAAGAAGTGATCGATAGCCTAGCAAAAGATGAAAACTCTGCCAAATTAGTATCCGCGATTGATAAACTCCTGAAAAAAGACAGCAAAGGTAATTTGAAAGCTTCACGAGTTCTGGAACTTAAACAGTTGGCTCAGGAATTTAATGATTCCAAATTTAACGATGCGGTAGAAATTATTTCACAGGCCTACAAACCTGTAAGATCAGCTTTCTTTATTGAAGGTTATACAACTGATGCCTCAGGCAAAAAAAACAGCATTCCACTTTCTATAACATCGGTAGATTTTCCTGCAGGAACTGTAATAGAAGAACTTTTCCCAATTGAAACTCCTGAAACTGTAGAACCTGAAAAAACTGAGGAATAATGATTTATCTATTAATTACAGCATTTACTGTTGGTGGATTTTTCGTCGGTGCATTAACAGGAGCGTTATTGACTAATTATGTTTCTGATACCGACTTATCCAAGCCACATAACGACTACGACTAGTCAAATTTTACAAATCCCAAACGGTTTTTTGGAGCGGTTCGATTCCGCTCCTGGGAACAATCAATTTTAATAGTAAATATTATGGCATTATCTAACAAAGATTTCAGAAAACTGAAGAAAAAAGGATTTATAGTAATCCGAAAAGACCTTGAAAATCTTCGCATCAAGCATAAAGATGGGGATTTTAATTGGAAAACTTTCGAAAATGGTTTCGCCTCCAAGGCGGCTGTTGAAAGGAGAATAAATGAATTACTAGAAGCTGATAACATTATTGAGGATTAGCAATGAAAAAGGTTTTCATAATTCAGTATAGATGGTTTGATGTTCAAGGTCAATTAAAGCAAACCGGAACGTCCAAAGTAAAAAACAGAGTTAATCAATTTTCTGCAATGATTGCTCTGGAAGATAACCTGAAACGAAAGTTTCCCAAAACATTCGGAAAAGTTGAAATATTAAGCTGTAGAATAGATTATCCCGCAACTGCAGCAATGGGAACATTTTTTTAAGTCAATATCAATAATAATAGTATGGAAAAAATTAAAGGACACTCACGCGTGAGAGGTTTTTCAAAAGAAGAAAACAAAAGAAGATATAAACTCCATAAAGAAATTAGAAAAATGGGGGGGGGTAATTGTCACTAAAGATAGGTTGATTTTAGTCCCTATCGAGGACGAAGTTATCAATTTGAAAATAATTGAATTAAGTCAAGTTTTTGGATATACAGTGCAAACTGAAGCGTTTACGAAGGCGTAAAATTAATTCAGAATAATCCCAAACGGTTCTTGAGCGGTTCGATTCCGCTCCTGGGAACAAATAAAAATTCTAATGAAAAAATTTAGAAAAAAAGTAAGAATAGAAAATGCTACGGCTTTTAAGCTTGAGTATTTCGAAGGAGGTTCTGAGCTGAAGGAGAAAGAATTTACCTCTTACAAATCTATGGAGCAATTCCACAGCCGACAAACGGATTTTATGTATATCGACTGGCATCGTTACGCTTTTGTAGATGGAAAATGGCATCGGTTCATCAAACTGAAAACTCCTTTTGTTTTTAAAGCAGAATTAGACTCTATCAACAAAGAATTCAATGAAAACTTTGAAGCTAAAAATCTTCAAAAGTTCAAAAATGAAGAAAAAAATCATCAATAAAAATTAGATAGTAATGAGTATAGACGACAAAATCAGAGACCGAATCGAAAAAATCCAAGCCTTGGTAACTCGTGGTGTGGATGGCGAACAGGTCGCAGCCAAAACACAGCTGGATAAGCTCCTAAAAAAGTACAATATCAATCCTGCAGAAGTGGATGAAATTACCAAAAAACAATACTTTTTCAAGTATGCAACCGAACTTGATAAACAATTATTTCTACAGTTGATGCATTTCTTTTTCAAAGATCATCAAGTTGAATTATATCTACACACTTACGGTAAAAAAGAGATATCTGCAAAGCTTGAATATCTTGATTATATAACGATTTCTTGTTCTTATGAATATTTCAAAAGACATATGTCCCAGGAATGGAAAAAGTTTTCTGCAGACAGCTTGAAAAGAAAGCGAACAACTAAAACCAAAAATGCTCTGAGAGCGGATTTGCAAGGCATATTTTACTCGAAATATATCGAAGCAAGTAAGATCTATCATCCGGAACAGATGAAAAAGAAATTGCCGGAAGAAATGACTGCAACAGAATTGGAATATTATCACAGACTCCAGCAAGTTCAAGGCGGACAATATCACTCTCAATTGGAAAAAGAAACTTTAAAAATAGGATAAAATGGCTTGGCAAGTTATAGAACATAAATGCAATAGTAACCAGCAAGAATTAAGTGTGAAAATTTTGATTAAAGAAATGGCAACAAACACTTATGCTACTTATGCTGAACAGTTTGAAAATCATTTTAAAATTTTAGTGAGAGAGATTCCAAGAAAAAATAATTTTTCCGCTGACCTTCTGTATAAAGTTACACAGCGTAATCTTAAATCTATAGAAGTTTGGAAATTAGATGTTGAAGGAAATTATAAATATAAAATGTTCACTCTCAACTTTATCGAAAATTAAACATCCCAAACGGTTTTTTGGAGCGGTTCGATTCCGCTCCTGGGAACAATTAAAAACGCTTTAAAATTTTGTAAAGCAACAGTAATGGCAGGCAAATAAGCATTATGAATAATCGTAAGCTAGTGCCGTAATAACCATCATAAACTTCGTCAATAAAGTTTTCAAATTTGTTCCAAAGCCATTTTTTAAACATAAGTAAAATTAAAAAAATGTTCGAGATAATAAAAATGTTTGCACTTGTGGTGCTACAGAATGCAAGCTTCACATTGGTAAGCCGTGCTAGAAATAGTAATTCTTTACCATTTCACGCCATTGCAAGTGTGTTGTCTAATGGAATTTGGCTTTTGGTTATCAGAAATGTTGTCCAAAATTTTGACAAACCACTGATGATGGGAGTTTACTTAGTCGGCTCAGTGATTGGAAGCTTAGCAATGCATCATATTTCTATGAAGTATTTTGAAAAAAAATAAATGACCGATGTAGAATTTTTACTAATGCTTAAAACAGCTTTTAAAGATCATTTAAACGCTGATAAAAGTTGCTCGCCATCACTGCAGCAACTATTGGAACTGGTAGAAGTTTTTCGACAAGAAGTAATAGAAGATTACAAACTAAAAAAACAAATTAACGATGACATCAGATCAACAAAAACAGCAACTCTTGACGAGATTTAGTCCTTTGGCACTAGAAGAAATCTGCTGGTCAAAAAGCAAAGCAAGAACCGGAAGCATAGAAGAGCTTTCTCCGGAAGAGATGGAAGCTGTGTATCTAATGTTTTTTCCCGCTCCAAAATCTACTACAGAATTGTATCAGGAGCAGCAAAACCTAAATTATCTGAGAAGCTTGCGCTCAACCGTTTTGAAAGATGCGCAATATATCGGGCTATATGATCCGCAAGATTGGACGGTTTTTAACCGATTTATGTTGGAGTTGTCGCCGTTGAAAAAACCGCTTAAAAACTATCAGGCGGATGAGTTTGATAAGCTGATAAAGCAGTTCAAATCGCTCAAATCAAAATATAATAAAAGAGCGCAAACGCCAGGAACCAAAGAATGGTATCACAAGAATAAATTACCGATGCCCTCAAAAAATTAAAAGGCTCATAGCCATACAGACCACGAGCACTTTGCTTTACACAAACGCAAATATAACTCAATTTTCTGTATGGCTTATAAAAAAACTAATTATTACAAGAGAATCATCAAGATTCAAGAGATCACTCAGATGCAAAAACATCAGTTTGGTCTCACATATAAGGAGATCTTTCACTTATTTATCGAAGAGCAGTATAATATCTGCATCCGGACTTATCGCAATTATTTGGGAGTTCCAGCCGTAAGAGAGCTTAAAAAGTTACAGAAAATTGAGAACCAGCAAACAATCAATTAACCTTTAATTTTTTAAAATATGGACAAAGTAACAGAGCAAAGAATTGCAAAACTACACCCTAGCGTGAGAGCTGTGGTAACAAAAATTATTAACGAGTGTAATAAACGATTAACCGGACGCGCACAGGTCAGAATCTCTCAAGGTCTGAGAACCGATGCAGAGCAAACGGAACTTTACAACAAAGGCAGAACTACTGCAGGTAAAAAAGTGACGAATGCAAAAGCAGGACAAAGTATTCACAATTATGGATTTGCGGTTGATATCGTTCTGATTATAGACGGAAAAACTGCAAGCTGGGATACAAAAGCAGACTGGGATGCTGATGGTGTTGCAGATTGGTACGAGTGTGTTTTGGTCTTCAGGGAAAACGGCTGGGACTGGGGCGGTGATTGGAAATCTTTTAAAGATATGCCACACTTCGAGAAACGCGGATGCAAATGGCAGGATCTTGCAAAAAAGAAACGCGATAAAGAAAATTACGTGATTTTATAACCTATTAGCCATCTTAATTGATGGCTATTTTTAAAACAATTAGAAATGAATATCAGTATTAAAATAGATCCAGAAACGCTTTTTTTACTTCATAAAGTGGTTTTGGAAGAAACTCAGATGCGCGCTAATGATCGTGCCAGGAGAGTAGCAAAATCTATGCGAATGGAATTGTTTGCAATGATTAGTAAACGTTGCATTACTTACAGCAATAACCAAAACGGAAAGAAGATGTCTATCAATTTTAAGTATTATCAAGCTGATTTGGTTTGCAAAATCTTGGACGACCTGCAATTTTCTTTCGGTGTCTATGAAGCTAATAAATTGGATATGCTCAGAAATCAATTGCATCAAAAATTAGTATAATGGAAAAGCTTTATTACATTAGTAGCAAAAAACCTTCAGATAGAAAAATTCTTGTTACCTATAATGAGTGTGGATTTTTAATTGGTTTTCGTTTGCACGGTTCCGGATGGAGCAATGAGATGGTTGCAAGATGCCCACAACTCATTCCGATGAGAATACAAGATTTTGAAAAAAAGAAAGATAGGTATAAATTGATAATTGAGAAATATAAATAATCTCACAACATTGTTGATAAATCATTAAATTAGCAACAATTAATATTAAACTATGATAAAAGCAAATTTAAAAATAGCTGATTTAAATTTTCAGCTGAAAATCAGTTTAGAGCTTCCAGTTTTACCTAACATTGGAGATCAGTTTTTTTTGGGGGATTTTATAGATGAATCCGAGGAAGAAGAATTAATGAAAATAAAACCAACTGTAATATTAGATGATTTCTTTGTAGTATCAATTGTTTGGTTTTATAGTAAAAAAAATAAAGAACCTTATGTTATAATTTGGCTAAATGAAAAATAATATAATTCCTGCTGAAAAAGATATTTCAACATCGATAACAATTGAAAATGAATTTAAGTTTGATGTTTTGATGGATATTGGATTGACTGATTTGGGCGATTTTCATTTGAAATTAACATTTCCAGAAACTTCATTAAATGATATTGAACTTCTCAATGATTTATTTCATAAGCCAAAAGCACTAGATATTTCATCTCCTTTTTTTGAAACGGAAGGCTATGATATTACTCAAATTGTATTAGAGCATATTAGTATACCTGGAACTGGTAGTGTAATTTTGGAAGGACTTTCTGATAAACCTTTTGATTTAATATATAAACGATGAAAAAAACATTATTCTTTATACTGATATCAGCCTTTTCTTTTGGGCAAATTTCGCCTTATTATGACGAACAGGAAGTTTATAGCTCACAATATCAATACAAGCAAATGACTTATTATGATATTGCATCAGTAGAATCTAATCTGCATTTTATTTTGCATAATACGCTAAAGCTGAACGAAGTTGATAGCAAAGAAAATTTATCTGCAGATCTTTCGTCCGGAACAATTACAAAAACTTATTCAACGAGTGTTGGTAGGGATATTTACAGAATGCTAATCAAATATAACGTTGGATTATTCGAAGACCAGCACATTGTAAAATCTATAACCGTTTCCGGATCTCCTTATTTGGTTACAAAATTTTATTTGCTAGCCTGGAGAACCAAGATCCAGGAAGGCGACCTGAAGAAAAATGAATTGGTTAAAAATTATTATCTGCAGGACGATATTTCTTACCAGTTCCACAATGGTAAACCTGTAATAACTGTTAAAAATAGACAATTCCAAGGGCTTGCGGATTTCGCTGCTTTCCGTGAAGGTTCTAAAGCGGCTTACATTGCCAAAAATGGAACTGCAGAACCTGTAAAACTTTTGTCTGCAGATGAGCAAAACCAAAAAGAAGCCTCTTTCGAAGCTTCTAAACGGTTAGAGAAAAAAGAAAAATTGGAAGCGTTTAAACAAGGTTTAAATAAGGATTAATGACAGCTGCAGAACTAGAAAAAAGAAAGCAAACCAATCTCAAAATTATGAAATTTGGTTGTTTGCCAATTGTCGGAATATTTTTAATAATTATTGTGCTATCTATTTTCGATACCCCAGAGAAAAAAGATTACAGAACGCTTATCCAAGATTTTTGCAATCAACCGGAAGACAGCCTAAATATTAAGTATGGAACGCCTAAAAATTCTGTTTGGGAAGTTGATGGTGTTAAAGTCAATATTATTAATTTTGAAAATGTAAGAAATATCAATTTTCAAAATATAAAACTGGATCCCCAAAAACTTGAAACAGAAACCGGATTTGATATGGGTTTTACCAGACAAGGTGGCCCCGGAATAACGGCTTTGCATTTTTTCAAAAGTAAGAATGAAGCGGTTTATAATTCCAACAACAATTCTTTAAGAATAGCGATTTACTAAATCCTATTTTTGAAAGCATTATTAATTAAGTTAATATCATCTATACTGCCGGAGCGTTTTTGCTTCGGTTTTTTTATGTAGCTGGCGGTGTAGGTCAGGACAAATTCATCGGTTACGGTTTCCTCGATTTCCTGGTCTGTAGTTGCCGGTTCCAGCTTTCCAAATCGGGTGCTTTCCATTCCGTCCAGGATAGAATCTGTAATCTCGATAAAGTCCATAAATTTGAGAGCTTCAGACGTATTCTGAGATAAACTGCTGGTGTCTCGCAGCTGCTCATAACAGCAGCGCACCGTTATCGTTCCAAGATTAGGTGTTTGCCGGTGATCTATGCTAAAACTGACGAACAATGCCGGATAAATCGGTGCTTCAAAATATTCCGGACTTTTATCTTGACCAGCGTATAAATCGACAAATTGCGGAGGCGTAACGCCGGCGGTTCTGTATTGGTCTTTGATGGTTTCATCTTTTGTGAAAACATCAATCATTTTTAGAAATAGCTCTTTCATAGTTAAGATTTTTCAATTTCTTTATCAAGGCCTCTGGCGATATGTCGCTCTGCTCTTTTTGCTAATGCTGCGCTGTCTCCCATAAACTGCCGTTTTGGAACGGTAAGATTCATTTTCCTGGTGTGCGATTTTACTTTGGAGATCATTCCAGAGTCAACTTTTTTACTTAGCTTTTTGCCTGTTTTTTCGCTCACAGCTCTTTTAGTTCTTTTCCTGGTGTGCGCTTTTACATAGACGGTTTTGTTGGTAGTTCCGCCCTCGTTGTGGATTTGTGCATAAGGAACATCAGTACCGATATAAACATAATAAGCCCCGGAAGCTAATTTCCTTATGGAACGTTTCAGCCTTCCGGATTTTACCATTAGAGAACCTCTGTCTTTTCGTTTTCTTGCCTTCCAAGCTTTAGGAGCATTATCCATCCAGTTTTTGCGGACAAATCTTTCTTTGGAAAAATTAACCGCAATCACAGCAACCTCGTTGATCATCCGGTTCATAAAGACCGGTTTGTCAATTTTCTCCAGGCGCTGAAAAAAATCTGTTTTAAAATCTATTTCCATTATGACAATTCAGCGTTTCTCATTATTTTCATCATAGCCTCGTTAAACCAGTTTTCGACATCTTGCAAAGACATACCGCTGGCAGAACTGTTCATATTGATTCCGCCTTTGTTCAAAGAATCAATTTTTATCGTGATGTTTTTAACCTGTTTGGCATCGCTGGTCACTTTGTTGACGTCGTCTTTCAACTTGGTTTTATCTTTTCCTGCATTTGGATTGAATCCGGCACCTACAGTTCCATAAAGACTATTAGGATTAAGGGGATTGACAGGATTGTCTTTTGGCTTATCGCTTTCCGGATCATCAGGAACAATTAGATTCATCTGTTGTCTCCATCCGTGAACTGTTTTAAGCGCGTCAGCAGCAATATTACCTCCTAGAGATTTCGGAAGTTTGGATAAAAGAGTTAGAACTTGCTCCAATGGTTGTAAGATGACATCTAGTAAAACCTGTCCGACACGTTTTAGCCCACCAACAATCCCATCGGTTTGGAACGCCGCTACGATACTGTCCCAATGTGTTTTGATAAGAATAAAAGCAGAAATAATCCGTCCTATTGGTCCTAAAAACCATAATAAAGTAGCTCCCCATTCTTTGTATTTTACAATTGCTGCTACAACAATGGCTATCAAGGCTGCAACTGCTACAATTGTTAATCCTATAGGATTGGCTGCCAATGCAGCATTCCATAACCAAGTGGCTAAAGTGAGACCTCCAAGAACGCCGATAAATGTTCCAACAACTGGAATAATAGTGTCAATATTTTGAAACAACCATTGGAACACCGGTGTTAATTTTTCCAAAGCTGTAGTGACATAAGGTAGAATTTTTTCTCCTAGTGTAATCATTGAAGCTTTGATATTGTTTTGAATCAATCCCCATTGTTCTGTTGGTGTGAGTGAATCCATATAGGCTTTATTGAGCGCATTTTGTGCGCCACTGGTTTGTGCTGTTGCAGATTTTAGAGCGTCAATGTCTTGCATTAAAACGCCAAAACCTAATGCCGTGGATTGGTCAAATCCAAGTTTAGAAAGTTTTTGAATTTTTTGTTCGTTTGTTAAACCATCCATTTGTTTATTAAGATCTGCAACAATGTCAATCAACGGTCTTATTTTACCTGCAGAATCAAAAACATTGATACCAACGGCTCTAAAACCGCTCACGTATTTTCCGGTTTTAGCATCCAGTTTACCCATTGCGATATCAGAGTTTGAAAGCGATCTGTAGATTCCTTCCAAAGCAGTTGTGGATTGTTCTGCGCTTAATTTTCCGGTTAAAGCTGCAAACGCTCCAGATGTAGATTCTAATTCATAACCGATAGATCTGGCCAGCGGAACTACTTTTGGTAAATACTGCGCAATGTCTTTAAATTCTGCATTACCAGCCTTTACGGTTTGAAACAAAATATCATAAACCTGATTGATGTCTTTTCCAGATGCCATCATCGTAGAAATTCCGGCAGATGCAACCGTTTCTATATCTGTAAAGCCCGCTTTTGCGGCTCTCATCGTTGGTTCGAGAGCTTGCAAGGATTGGTTAACATCCAAACCTGCAGAGATGATTCTTGTAAAAGCTTTCGGAACTTCTTCCAAGGGCGCAACGTTCCGGGTTCCGACTTGCAAAAGTTTATCAGAAAGTCCCTGCAGTTCTTTTTGACCCATTCCGGCGGTTACGTTGATTTCTGCCATTTGCGTGTGCCAATCGTTAGCCATCTTTGTCGCCTGAACTAATCCGCCGGCAATCATTGTCGCTCCGGCAGCAAAGGCGAGTCCTGGATTTTTAATTTTATCCATAGCATCATTCAGTCCAGGAACTTTATCTATCAGACTTTGATATTTGGATTTCATTTTGTCAACGCCTTTGCTCCATTTGCTTTGAAGTTGTTCCAATTTACTGTTGAACATTTTGGCGCTTAAATCAATAAGCATCATTAACTTAGATGTTGCCATATTAAAATATTTTATATATTTGCAGTAGAAAGTTGATGGTCATTAATATTTGCTTAATGCTTTTGCAAGCAAAGAATACCGGGTTGCACCGCACCAACTTTTTGAAAAGGTTTAGTTTTGGCTAAACCTTTTTTATTTTATTTTGATCCCCAATCGTTCTTTTGCGTCGTCACGTTTCAAATTATACCAGGTTTGAATTTCTAATCCTTCCATTTGATTATTAAGATGAACATTCACAATTACGGCTCTATCATTGTAGAATTTCACATAATGAGAGTTGAACTTGCCTTGATTTCTTTCATTCAGCCAAACCTCATCAGGATTATTGAGAATGTCTTTAACGTGTGGGAAAATTTGGTGACGTCTTTCTTCATCATTCAAATAATGACCGGTTGTGTGATTATCAAAAGTCTTTTTGGGAAGAATCATTTTTCTACCGAGATAATCCGAGAATCCCATATAGTCTTTACCTTTCTCAGCTTTAAACAATTCTTTTACATTGTCTCCGGTAATGGATTTATCAAGCTTTATTGGTTTGTAATCATCTTTGATGTCAGACCATTTTTTCAGACCGTATTTGTCATAGGTCATTTCGTTGATTTTTTTTGTGAGACCTTTGTTATCGCTGTAGAATTGTTTGTCTGTGAAAACTTGTTTCAAATCGCCTCTGTTGATGTGAAATTGAGAATCTTTATATTTTGGATCTCTGGACTGTATCAATTCTTGACCTCTTATTCCAGTTATCAAATTATCCTTAGATCCTCCAACATATTGAAGCATCTCACAACGGCAACCGTATCCGTTTGGTGGCCAAAGCTTCATTGCTTCTTTGTCATCAAGAGAGAAAATTTTACCGTCCAGAATCTCATGAGATCCTCTTACCTTATCATCGCCAACGGTTTGATATTGCACAAAAGATGTCACAGTATCTTTCTCCGCCATAAATCGCACATATTGCGCTGAAGTCTGTCCAACTGCAATCGATAGATTATACTCAGCTTCCAACCAATTGCTGTTATAATCTTTCATGACTTTGTCACACTCTACTCGGAAGCTGGCGAAATCACGGATTTGTTTGGTTTCATAGTCGATTAATAAATCTTTCATTGCGACCAATCTCGCTTCTGTTTTGCTGGCAGAAAACTCAAAGACGTTATATTCCATCATTTGCAAAGCGAGCAAATCGGGACCTGTGTAAGGATTGAAAGTTTTGAAATTAGAACGTAATCCGGAAACAAGTTCCATTGCTTCAGCTGCTATCAGCTTACCGACAGTTCCAAGCGTGTCGGAACCGTTATAAACCTGTCCAATTAATTCTTTGCAGAATTTTACAATTAAATCTTTTCCAAATTTTCCAATCGCTTGTGTGTGATTGCCACAAGTACAAGTAAACTCATATCGTTGTGGTTTCTCCGGAAAATAAGAAGCTGCTACGTTAACTGTTGGCTGGATTTTTTTTTTACCTTCAATGGGAATATTGAAGGTTTTGGATATCCATTCTTGCTCGACTTCATAACCGGCTGTTAAAAGACCGTTTGTGATATTCCAGAGTTGCGGCAGATCTGTCTCCTGTTCTGCTGTTTTAAATTCCCAAAAATCATCTTCCGAGATATTGTAACCTTGCAACCTCAACAATGGAAATAACTGATCATTGACAATAAATTGGATTTGTCTTTTGTCGGCTTGTGAAAGTTTGTAATCCAATGAGCGCTCGTGAACTTCTGTTTGTGATCTGTTAGTTCCTTGGTCGCTAAGCATTGTAGAACCCACCAACATTTTACTAATCTCGTTAGAGTTGGATTGCATAAACTGCATATAGACATTATAAGCATCGGTTCTGTTGGCTTCTTGAAACTTAATATCTGTTCCTGCCGGAAAGGTTCCAACTGAAGCTTCACCCAGTTGCAATAACATATCGTGAACATCATTTAAAATCTTAGAATCAGTTGTATTGGATGTTGCTGTGATTAATGGTAGTCCAAATCTTTCACAGAATTCCGCCCAGGCTTGCATAACATTTCGTTTCCAAATCAAATTTGGAATGATATTATTGATGATTCCTAGATTGTAAGGTTCGCCTATTTGAAACAACCAAGGTTTGAAATTTTCATCCAAATAATTGATGAATTCGTTTTTTGTGATGTCCGGATAAATTCGTCCTTTGGTTGGAACTACGTTCCTACGCGGAATAATTGACATTTCAATTTTCTCATTATTGAAAGATTGAAACTCCGGAACTGTAGTTCCTAAAATAATATGATCCAAACAACCTTGGTCCAAAAACTTATGAAACCACTGTTGCTGCAAAATAAAAGTTAAATCCTCGTTTACATCCCCAGTCTTTCTATTAATAACCTGATGGTCTGTGTTAAGCGTTGATAGCTTACGCATTTGGATTTGCGATTGCAAATGTCCATCCGTCATCAGGTCATCAATCAAATCATAGTACATATTGAATTTTGGTTCATCAATATTTTGAGCTGCTTTAATTGCATTGCGCCACTTTTGAATATCCTTTCTTGAACTGTCTTTGAAGTTTTCGACAATTTTAATTACTGCAGGGTTTCTTCTCCCTTGTGAGGTAGAAGATTCTGTTTTTGCAGAAACGTTTGTTTTTTTTAATGAAAAATCATATCCGAGTATTTGCATTATATTTTGTTTAAAGTGGCTAATTTTTGAATTTAAACGGTGTTTAAACGTGGATTTCTACCAACGGTTATCACTCACGGGATATTTAGAACTGAATTTTATTGAGCCTAATTGATTTCCTTCTTCATCACTTTTGATTGGTAAATCAGCAGAAGCTTCTCCAGTTGAGATTAATTTCAGCCAATCCAAAGCGTCTTGATATCGTTGGCTTCTGATTTCCGGCATTCGTTTCGGAACAGTGCCGGAGTATAAATGATAAAGAGTACAGTCAATCACAATCATTACAATGTGACTATTCCTTTCTTCTGCTTCAGCTTCAAAAATCTTTTTCACATCGTATTTTCCGGCTAGGTAATTTTTAACCTGGTTAACAGCCATCTGTTCTGCAGATGACAATTTGGTTTCAGAATAATTTTCTAAAAGAATGTCTTTGATTTCGGTTCTAACAAGAACGCTGTAATCATCGTCAGTTAAAAATGCCATTAGAATCTGTTTTTTTGATTGTTTATAATTTCCTTTCGGCTTGTGACTTTTAGAGGTGTTTTGTTTGTGAGAACTGCAACGTTTAGTTTTGCAATAGCACTTTGAAGCGCATCAGGCGCATCGTCGTGAGCGCCACTTCCTTTTGAAAATGCTAAGAGTTGATTAACTAGTTCCTGATTGTCGGTTGACGTTTTATTTTGCTCATTAAACCATATATTACCACGCTGGAAATAACCTTGCATACTTTCAATCCGGTCAAATTTTCCAGTCTTGGTTTTGTTATCAGCAACTACTGGGATGTACCACCCGAACTCATCACCAACAGCATCGAAATCGCTCACAAATTCATCCTGGGCAAAAAGACCTTCAATGAAATACTGAATGTTGTGTTTGAGCAGGTCATTATCCTGGACAAATTCATACAGCCAACGTGCAACATTGTATTTTGAAGTTTGCCGAACAAAAGCATTTAGAATGTGAAATTCCCTTCCAGTTTTTCCAGCGAAAACCATTGCTTTATAATCTCCAGCATCTTTATAACTTAAATCACCATAAAAAATCAAAGCTTCGTAAGAGCGGAACTGCAATCGTGGTTTATACTGGATCCACTCATTTAAAAATATCGTACCTTCTACAATATGCACGTGCATATATTCTCGCATAAATGAGCGGTACGGTGTAGAAAGATATTTTTGTTTCCAATATTCTGCAGATGTTTTCTCTGGCCAACTAGGTTCAAAAGTTGTCAAATCTTTGACTGCTGGAACTGTCAAAGTGAAAAAATTAGCTTTGAAGCCTTCCTGTTTTAATTTTTGATTAATCAGCTTAAATTCTTCTTTAAGCATATTGATCAAACAGTTCTTGTGAAAGTTGTTATTGGCGACAATGAATCTTCTAATTGGCGAACCTTCGTCAAATGTTCCTCGTGCGTCCTCCCAGGCAAAGTCTAATAGTTTTTTTGACAAATCATCATTGGCTACACGCTGTCTCGTATCAACGTCATCAAAAACAATGTAGTCAGGTCTCGATGTTCCTTCACGCAAACCTCTTGGCGATTGCCCAGGAGTGGAAGTCATAAATTTACATCCGTCCGTTGTTGTGAAATCGCCATCAGCCCAATCTCCAAATTTGAATTTCTTGCCGTAATAATGAATGAAAGTTTGATTAACAGTCAATTCAGCCTGGATGTCGGAAATCAGTTTCTTTGCTTTCAAATCAGTTTGTCCAAACAACAACATAAAATGAAGCTGATCTGTAACATATAGATATAAAGGAATACCCAAATCGATATGCACAGATTTTGCACCGGAACGATAGATTTCTGCCAATACATCACAGATTGGATTGTCAATGATTAAACTTGCTAGCTTTCTGTGAAATGGTGCACACTTTACCTTGGCATAATGTGGAAACATTTTTTCAAACCAGGTGATGTAATCCTTTTCCCAAATCTCACGTTGTTTTTTTCGCTGGGTTGGCGTTTCGTTTGGATCAAGACCCGCACCGGTTGCTCTATGAATACCTTTACAATGCTCATCGTAATCACGGAGCATTTTTTCACCAGCTTTAGTAAGCTTTAAATCGTGTGAGGTATTCATTATTATTGTTCTTGTTGAGCTTTATAAAGGAGAAACAGTTTATGCCATTCCAAAAATGAAACAGCTTGTTCAGGATCTTGAATGGCCATCCAAGAATCAAACTCTTTAAAAACAGCCATTACAATTTGAGCAGACACTTTATCCGAAAGCAATTCAATAGCCTTAGTTACTGCGGAAATTGCTTTAACGTCAATAGAAGCGTCTTTACCTTCAGATAAATCTTTAAGTTCTGTCATCAGAACTTTTTTGATGTTGTTGGGAGCGGACAAAAACTGCGTGCGTTTTTCGTCCCAAGAGATATCGCCTTGGATTCCTTTGCGCCATCTGCCAATCGTTTGTTCAGTCACATCGATAGTTTCGGCAATTGCTTTTGCCGTCATGCCTTCTTCTACAAACATTTTTTCGGCTAGCGCTCGCACGGGTTCATTATTGACTCTTTGTCCTTTTGCCATTGATGCAGTTTTGCGCAAACTTTCAAAGAAAAATTTTGCAGAACTAAAAAAGAGGCAACCCTTTCCTATAATTTTTTATTGCAGAAATCCGCAAGTTATGTTTGTGCTTTCAAATGTGAAATTTCAAAGCACTGCTTATGGTTTTCGGAGTTATTGACAATACCCTTACGATGTACGGAACGATCTGGGATGGAGATGGTCGGGATTTTATCTGGCATTTTTCCAGATTGGAGAAAGAACATTCTGACATCACAATTAGATTGCACACGTATGGGGGTAGTGTTTTCGATGGAAATCTTATGTGCAATGCAATTGAACGTAGTACCGCTAACATTACTATTATTATTGATGGGATTGCTGCTTCGATGGGTGCTGTCTTCATTTTATCCGGCAAAAACGTAAAACTTGTAGATAACGGGTTTTTAATGATTCACGCACCTTCGAGCGGATCCTACGGTAATGCAAAAGACCACGAATCCAATGCGCAATTACTCAGATTCATTGAAGATAATTTCGTTCAAAGATTAATCAAAAGAACCGGCAAAACAAAGGAATACGTTTCCAAATGGTTAGAGACTGATACTTGGTTTGATGCTAAATCGGCATTAAAAGAAGGTTTAATAACTGAAATTATTCCTGCAACCGTTGAAACGGTTTATCCGGCTTTTGAACCGGAAGACGTTGGCGAACTAGAGTCTTATAATATGTATGCTTGCGCTCTTCTAAGAACGGTCACTCCTGCAGTTGCATTTTTTCAGGAATCACAACCACAATCAAATTCAAATTTTAACGACAATATGAAACAACTGTTAATTACTGCATTTGCGCTGAGCGCTGTTAATGCACAAAGTTCAGACACAGCAGTATTAGAAGCTGTGCAAGGAAAGATTAACGATTTGCAAGCTTCTTACGACAGCGAAAAAGAAGCAAGAACGAAAGCTGAGAACGACTTGAAAGCATTCAAGAAAGAACAAATCAAGGCTATGATTGACGGCGCTTCTGCATCTGCGGGAAAACCATTTACTGAGGACGAACGCAAAGTTTACGAAAACATCGGCGAAAATTCTGGTGTTGAAGCTTTGGCGCACGTTCTGAAAACTTCTGCAAAACCTGCTGCTCCAAATATTTCTTCTCATATCCAAACAGGTAATCCTGGAGCAGGAGTTTCTGGAAGAGAAAATTGGGATTTTGACAAGTGGCAAAAAGAAGATCCTAAAGGATTGGAAAAATTGTCTGCCGAGGATCCTGAAGTATTTGGAAAATTGTTTAACGCAAAATACACTAAATAACAATGGCAACAGAACAAGACGGTTTATTTCTACAACAATTTGTAGAACCTCAATTATTAGAAGATTTTAGAAATTACAGAGATGATTTCTTAGGCGTTTTGAAAGGAGCAAATCCAGGAGCCATTGACAAAGATGGTATCAGATTTAACAAGCTAGTCAACAATGTAGGATTCAAAGTGAACGCAACAGTTGATTTTGAACCTTTGGCAATGCCTGGGAAAAAAACTTTGGTTGAGTGGGATAAGTTAGACACAACTCCAACATCTTACACAGATGCAGAGCTTAGAGCTATGGCATTTGATAAAGAGTCTGCATTGAGAGTTGAGCATACAAACTCATTTAGAATCGGTGTAAGGGATTATGTTCTTAATAAACTGGCACCAACATCAAATGTTGACAATAAAATGCCAGTCATCAGAACAACTGGAGCTACTTATAACGGTAGAAAAAGATTAACATACGAGGATTTGATTAATTTCTATGAAAGATTGGATCCTTTAAATCTTGCAGACAACAAAGGGTTTCATATGATCTTGTCTGAACAACACAGATCAGACATCATTGCTGATAGAGCTGCAACCAGCAACTACCGTGATGTAGAAATCGACAAAGAAACGGGAGAACTAAAAAGATTCTTCAAGTTGAATTTCTTTGAGAATAACAGCACGCCTGTTTATAACGCTGCCGGAACTCTCAAGTCAATTGGAGCTGTAGCAGCTGCTGGAGACCAAAGAGCTTCTGTCTTTATTTATGCACCTAACACGGTGTATCACATAGAGAGTGTTCAGGTTCTTTTCACGGCAATGAAAAATGATGTGATTAGTCCAGATCCTAAAGCGATGATGAGGTTGCATACTTACGGACTTTGCGACAAAAAGCAAAATCACGGTTTTGGAGCTATCATTTCCGGTAACCCAGCTTAATTTTTAGAGTTATGGCAAACAAAACACAAAAAGAATTTGCAGAGAAATATCTGCAGGACAATCCAAAAACTCCGGCTCTATTTTTAAATCCTAAGAAAAATGAATTTTTTACGGATTTAGATTTTGCTAACAATAGCATAGAAAAGGACAAAGAAGGAAAGCCAAACTGTAAAATCGAGACTTTCAAGCAAGATGAAGACATCGACACTTTGAAAGACGATACTAACGCTTAAAATCAAATCAAATGTCAAACTTAAACGGAGTTAAAATACAACGTGGTAAAGTTGGATCTAACAGGATTGGAAGTGATGATGCTATTAGTGGCATCATCATAACCACCCCTGCAGTTGCTAACTTAGAATTCAATGTTCCGGTTACGGTTTACAATATTGCAGATGTCGAGGATTTGGGAATTACCAAAGAATTTGACGTTAACAACAATGTAAATGTTTACGAGCATTTGTCAGAGTTCTACCGATTGGCTGGTTCTGGAACAGAACTGCATCTTTTGATTGCAGAACGAGAAGAAACAATGGTTTCTTTGCTTGACGCTCCGGCAAAACAATTACTGGTTTCAGCCAACGGAACAATTAAGCAATTAGGAATTGCAGTCAATCTGGAAGCCAGCGCAACGGTAACATTACTTAATGGCTTTCCAACCGATGTTTACAATTCTTTGGCTGTCGCTAAGGCTTTGGAAGAATGGTCAGAAGACAATTTTATGCCAGTGACGGTTTTCATAGAAGGACATCACTGGAGCGGAACTGCCGCTAGTTCTGCCGAGCTAAGAGACTTGGAAAATTTATCTGCAGAAGGTGTTGCCGGATTGGTAATTGGTCAAGATTATGATGTTGCTGCCGCAAAAACCGGACACGCTCAAAAGTATGGTTTTGTCGGAACTGTTCTAGGTGTTACGGCCTCTTGCACGGTGGAACAAAACATTGGCGAAAATGAGACCAAGAATCTAACCAGCGAAAGTAAAAAGCTTTTAGTTAATCCCGGTCTTTCCAATCACGTTAAAAACAGCGATCAATACGCCTCGCTTCAAACACTTGAAGACAAAGGCTATATTTTCGGCGTTACTTACACCGGAATGGCTGGCGTGAGATTGAACAACGATCACGTTTGCGCACCAGTTGTACTGGATGCAGACAACAACATCAATGAACACACGATTGCGTTTGGACGAGTTGGTAAAAAAGCAAGACGCGGTTTGCGTTCTGCCTATCTGCCAAAAGTTAAAACCAATTGGACGGTTGATGAATCTACCGGAAAGCTTTCTCCCGGAACCATCGTAGCACTTGAAGATATTGGCGACAATGTTTTTGCAGATATGGTAAAACGTGGCGAAATCACTTACGGAAATACGACTGTGGATCCAAACAGTGATTTGATTGTTGAAAAGATTCTGAAGGTATCTTATGTTATTGTTCCAAAAGGTTCAATCGGAGAAATTAGCGGATTTATTAATCTTAAAACTCAAATCTAATGAGCGATATTATAAGAAATTCAAAGGCCTACGATAGTGCCGATGTGAAGGTTCAAATCAATGGTGTTCCAATCGAAGTAAAATCTATTACTTACGGGAATGAGCAAGATCATCAGCTAAATCATACGCTTGGATCTGATGCAACATCCTGGAGCGTTGGAAAAAAAACACCATCAGCATCTATGACGGTTATGATGGCGGATATTCTGCCACTTGAAATGGCTGCAAAAGGCGATATTTTAAAAATAAAACCATTCATCATTACTGTTGAGTTCACGAATGAATACAATATTCTAGTGATAGATAAAGTAATCGCAAAATTCAAAAACGACGGCAGAGAAGTTACCGGAGATATGGGCTTGGAGAAACAATTTGATTTGTTTGCTTTAAAAGTTGATCTCAACGTAACTGCCGGTAATGTTTAATATTTAAAAATCCTGTTAGAAATGTCAAAAGTAAAATACGTTTCAAAAGAAACAAAAGAAGCTCTGAAAAAAGAGCACGGAGATAAATTAAGATCAGTTATCATTCCGTTGGATGATGACAATACAGAAGAATTAGAAATTCTTGTAGTTGTACCAAACAGAGCTGTAGCTGGTCAAGCAATGAGATTTATTTCAAGCGATCCTAAAAAGTATATGGAAATCCTTGTTAAAAACTGTGTGCTCACAGACAAAGAATTAATAATGGCAGATGATGCGTTGTTCTTTTCAACCGCACCGATGCTTGCAGAATTGCTTCCTATCAGACAGGGAAAGTTTGGGAAAGTTTAGAAAGCTGGAGCAATCTAAACTATAATCCCGAAGGCGATATCTATCTTAAAGCTGACGCTCTGATTTCATTTTTCTTGCACATTCCGTTTCCGGAAAATCTTGATGATGAGACCTGGGCAATCAAATGGGCACAAATCAACTGGTTATCAGAAAAAGGACTTTTAGGTTTTAAAGTCAAAGATCAATAATGGAAAATTCATACATCATCAACCTGGCAGCACGATACGCTGCAGCTTTTGGAGTAATAGCAGCGAGTAACGCTATTAGTGGCGTTGTTGCTAACCAAGATGGCAACAGATACAGTGTTGATGTGTATGATGACCAAGATCGAACTTTTGAAGCTGTAGAGTTTGAATTTAACGGAACCAAGCTTCTTTTTAATGCAATGTTGTTAGGTGATGATTCTACCGTTTTTGCGCCGCCATTGATGATGGATTTTTCCAAAGAAAAAAGTCTAATCATTACGGATGTTTCCGGAGGCGATGCTGAGGTAATCGAAAGATGGGGAACCAAACCTTGGAAAATTGATATCAAAGGATTGCTTATTGATGTTTCCGGACATCAATACCCAACGGAAAAAATAGAACAGCTTTGTAGGTTCTTTGATTATAATAATATCATTGAGGTTGTAGGTCAACAATTCTATGAAAAGAACATTGATAGTATCTACATCAAGTCTGTTAACATAACTCCATTAGAAGGCTTTGCAGATACGGTACAATTTAGCTTAACTGCAGGTTCTATAAAGGAGGTGTCATGGACGCTTTTAAAACCCAATGAGTAATGCCGTATCACTATTATAATATAGATGTCCGGATTACTATTGCTGATAAAATCCAATTCAATATTTGCAAATCAATCAAGATTGAAAGCACAATTGAAAAATTGAGCGACACGGCAAAAATTGAACTGCCCAGAGAGTTTAAAAACGCTTTGATGAATGACAGGGGTTTTTCCTTAGAACGTAAAAATCTTTTAGAATATCTAAAAATAGGGGACTGTATAACAATTGAAACTGGATACGATGGAAATCTTTATACAGAGTTCGAAGGCTATCTGACGGAAATCGGAGCGGAAATACCAACGGTTCTGGAGTGCGAGGATGAAATGTATAAGCTAAAAAGAGCAAAACTGATCAACAAGTCTTTTGCATCCGTAACGCTGAAAGAACTTTTAAAATTCATCGCTCCTGGTTACGAGATTGAAGCTTTGGATATGTCGCTAGGCAAAATGTTAATTGAACGTGCGACACCTTACAAAGTGATTGAAAAGCTAAAGTCTGATTATGGAATCAGATGTTTTTTCAAAGGGAAAAAACTTTATGCCGGAATGCTGGTTGACTTCAAACCGCAGACCGTTCATCAGTTCAATTTCAAGAGAAACATTAGGTCAAGCTCTGATTTGGTTTACAAAACTAAGGAAGGGAGGCAGCTTTTAATCAAAGCTGAGTCAATGCAAAAAGGAGGTGCAAACAAAAAAGTTACTTACGAATTTGGAACACCAGGAGAATCTGAAGTAACGCTTCACGCTCCAATTAATCTCACACAAAGCGAGCTGAAAGATTGGACTGAGAAGTATTGGAATTCCAAAATTTTCGACGGTCTGGAAGGCAGCTTAGACGGTTGGGGTTTGCCAAGAACCGAGACTGGCGACAGCGCACAAATTGTAGATCCAAATTATCCCACCGGTTACAGGGATGGTCAATATTTTATCGAAGGTGTAACCATAACAATTGATGAATCCAGTGGATTCAAAAGACAAAACAAATTATCATTTAAAATCAAATCGAAAAATGAGACGACTATTTTTCCTACTTACGGTCACATTACTGTTACTCAGCGCATGCAGCGCAAAAAGAAATCCACAACAGGAAATTCCTAAAATTCCGGATCCAACAACCAGCGAATTCAAAACCATTGAAAAAACTATTGTCGAGCGTGATACTATTTTTCAAACCAAAGCAGACAGCACTTTTTACAACGCCTGGATAGAATGTCAAAACGGCATTCCGATTCTGAAAAATCAAACAGTTAAAAAGACTGCAGCTGCAAAAGTTGACGTTGCGGTTTCTCTCGATGGAAATCAATTAAAAATAAAAGCTACAAAAGAAGCTGAGCAGCTATTCGCAAAATGGAAGGAACAATATATTAAAGAAAACTCGGCAAAAGAAACAAAAGTTCCTTACGCTGTTGAGGTTCCTATTTATAAAGAAAAAGAATTGTCCTGGTCTGAAAAACTTTGGATAAAGATTGGAAAGCTTAGCGCACTCATCATTTCAGTTTTCATTTTAATAAAAATACCGTGGAAAAGTTTGAGGAAGCTCTTACCATTTTAATCGATAGAAAGACTAAAAAATATAAGACAGGTGTCGGAACTGTAAAACAAGTAACAGGAGACACCTGTGTTTTAGAAAGGGAAAATCTACCGGAACTGCCTGATGTGAGACTCAATTCTATCAGTGGAGATTTTGAAGATGTAATGATTGTTTATCCTTCTGTTGGTTCTGAAGTACTTTATCTGCAGGTCGAAAATGCACCTGAAGAAAATTGCATCGCAAAGTATTCCAAAATTGACAAAGTGAAAATAACAATCGGAGGTGCAAGCTTCGAAATGTCTGCAGGGAAATTTGAGTTCAAAAACAATGATGCAAATCTCAAAGAAATACTTTCTGAAACTTTTGACAGATTAAATAGTGCAATTATTACCACTCCAAATGGACCAGGACAATTTTCGCCATTAGACAAAGAATTTTTCCTGCAGGAGAAAACTAAAATAGAAAACCTTTTCAAATGACACTCAATAAGCCACAACTCATTCAAGACATCAAAGACATTCAAGACGAATTGAAAGATGAGGTAGATTATGAAACGTCAAAACAAAAGTTTGCAGAAATGCTGGCAGATGCTATTGAGAAATATGTAAAATCCGGAACTGTTGAAATTACAGGAACATCTAACCAGGGCGCATTTACCGGAACCGGAACAATATCATAATATGAGACAAGATATTCAAGTTGACGAAGCTGGAGAACTAATCATTAAAAATGGTGATTTTGTTATTGATGAATCTGACAGACAACACGTAGAGCATATTGTCATAGCTTCTCCTGGAGAGTACAAAGAAAATCCAACGCTAGGTTTTGGTGCGAACAATAAAATCAAAGCCAATGCCGATGATTTACGATTTAAACGTGATTTAAAGATACAACTCGGCTTTGACGGTTACACAGATCCAAAAATAGATCTCTCCGGAGGTTACGAAAATCTAAAGATTGAAATATGAAAGAACTAAAAACATACAAACATCACGCTTTACTGTTTTTAACAGCTGTTAAAAAGCCAGCGGTCGCAATCCCTACTATAGGGATGGTTTCACTCAGTGACTGCCAACTTGGTATTTTTCTTTTAATTATTTTGATGTTGTTAGACTTCATTACAGGCGTTTTTGCCAGTTGGGTTATTTGGGAAAATTCAAAAGTTGAAAGTAAATTTTGGAAGTATGGCTTTACTAGCACTCGAATCAGATTATCATTAGTAAAATGTGTTACTTATTTTCTTTTCATTCTTTGTGCTTTTGGTATTGAATATATTTTCAAAATTAAAAGTTGGAAAGCCGAAAATTATACAGAGCATACAATAACTCTAACCTTGATTACAATTGCAATAGCTTGTGCGATCGAGTTTTATTCAATATTCTTTGAAAATTTACCTAAGGCTGGTTTTGACATTGAAAAGAAAGTGAAACTGATTTTTGTAAAAGTTAAAAAAGCAGTGACCTCTGTAAAAGATATTACCAATGGCAGTAACGATAGTCCTACATAATCAGTCGCTATTGGATATAGCAATTCAGTGGACAGGCAGTGTTGCCAATGTGTTTTTGATTGCTCAGGCAAACGGGTTGGCTGTGAGTGATGATCTGGTTGCCGGATCAGAACTGACTATCCCGGATGTAGAAAATAATAACGACATCCTAAACTACTACTCCAGCAGAGCCATACAGCCGGCAACTGCGTTGACTGAGATTGTAACTGAAATTGTAAGACAGCGAGGCATCGGATATATGCAAATAGGAAAGACATTTAAAGTAAGCTAAATGAATAAGAGTTTAACAGATTGGATTAATAGCCTGCTACAAGCAAAAGCAGCCAATACAGACCTTGCGGGCTTAACAAGCACTTCTAAAACTTCCGTTTGGCGTGCTATGCTATCAACCGTGGCTTTCTGTATTTGGAATTTTCAGGAGTTGGTGCGTGCGTTTATGGATGAAGTTAATCTTTGGATTAGTGAGCAGAAAGTACCAAATAAAAGGTGGTATCGGTGGAATGTTTTAAACTTCCAATACGGGTTTGAGCTGATTTATAATGACAGTACTTTTACAGTATCATTTGCACCCACATATAACGACAACGGAACCATTATCACAGCGACTGATGAACAAATAGAAGCTTCTAAAATTATTAAATATTGCTCAGTAACCAATAATTCATTGAAGCAATTATTAATTAAGGTAGCAAGAGAAGATGAAGCCGGCAATACAATCCCATTATTGCAGGATCAGTTGACGGCTTTGGCTTATTATGTTTCCGAATTCGAAGCGACCGGCGACAAAATCAATATTGTGAATTATAACCCTGATATCTTACTCCTACAGTTTGATGTTTGTTATGATCCGTTGGTTTTGAATGCAAACGGCATGAATAAAATCACGGCTAAATTCCCGGTGAAAGATGCAATCTTAGCTTACATGAAAAACCTGCCTTTTGATGGCGAACTATCCGTTCAAAAACTGGAAGAAGTAATTCTTAATACAGACGGTGTTACTGACCTTTTGAGAAAACAGATTTCTTCTAAGTGGATTGACAGCAGCATAAATGATTACGGACAATTCCAGCCTATATCTATTGCAAAAATACCAAAGAGCGGACATTTTAAAATAGAAGACTGGAGCGGCCTTAATTATATTATAAAACAGCCTCAGGAGTAATGAAAGATAGTGTATATAATGTGAGCTTTAAAAAACTGTCGGCACTGTGGCTCCAGACGTTTACAAGAAAAAAAATAATGCTGGCTTTCGTCGCAGTGCTTGTAAGTCCGTTGGAATCTATGTTTACTGATTTTATGAGCCAGCGAAAACAGGTTTTGCTGAAGCTGAAATATAATTATCAGGTGATATCTCTAAGAAAAAGGCTTAATGATGTTTTTGATAAGTCACAACGCCGGATCAGGATTATATCGGCCGTGCAATACAATGGTACTTATCTGTATCTGGAAGCAGAAGACGATGTTTACCGATCAAAAACAAAGTTCCTGGGAACGGTTTATTTGAGACGAGAATCTGAGCTATTCAGCGATTACGATTTTATAGTAGAAATCCCCAATATAGGAATAGATCAGATCAGCTTGACCGCTGAAATAGATTTTTTCATTTTACCAACAAAACGTTACAAAATAATTATAGCATGATAGGTGCAACAAATATAAAATTTCTCCAGGACGGCGGTGTCCCATTAACCAATGATCTGATGGCGGAGATTATGAACTCAATCCAAATCTTTAACGTTCTTGGTGAAATCGGTGGTAATCTTACAATCCTCACAGGCTGTGTTGTAAACGGCAATACTGTCAGTAGTGGTGTTGTCTATATCAACGGAGATATCCTTCCTTTTAAAGGCGGTTATATATCGGATAGTGTGATTGTTGAGGAAATAACCACGGATAAGATTTTTGAAGACCTTCAGCCAAAAAGCCTGATTTACAAAAAGGTTGCAAAATTTGGTATCGGTAACCCACAATATGCTTGGTCGGATTTTGTGAATGTCGATGATTTGAGGACTATCATGCAAAAGCTGAATAGTAAAGCTTCTCAATCATCTGTTGATGAATTGGCGAATCTTATCAATGCAATGTCCGGGAGTATAACAACGCTTGGGAATAGTTTGACCGCTCATGTAACTAATCAACAGAATCCACATGCTGTATCAATGCAACAGATAGGAATCATCAAACGAGGTTCTATTTATTTGGGTGATATTAATGGAAAATCTATTGGATGGAGTTCTTCGGGTGCTGGTTACAGCATTGTTCTTATTTCTAAAAATCAGGCAGCCTCCAGCAATGGAGGCGATGACCAATACAGAGTTACTTTCACCGAGAATCTACCGACAACCAATTACGCAGTTGTAGTAACCTTTACCGGTGCTAATTGGGACAATGATAACGATCTTACCTATGCAATTATTAGTAAACGCCTGAACGGTTTTGATATAGCAATAAGAGAAGTTTCGCCTAATACTCAAACAACAGGAATGGATTACATTATTATAAAAATGGACTAAAATGGCAGATATAGAAATTACAAACCAATACGCATCCAAACAAGATATTTACAGCTGGTTCGAGACTGATGACTTTCCTACAGAAGCGCAGTTCCGGGCAACATGGGATAGTTATTGGCATAAGTCGGAAAGCATCCCAATGGCTAGTATTTCAGGGCTTGTTGCTAAGTTTAATCAGACTGTCAGTAAATCGACATTTGAAAGTCATTTGAAAGATGAAGATGCGCACGTTACAACGCTGGCTAAAATTGATGCTTCTAATATTAATGTACAGCTTTGGAAGAAAACGCTTGGCGTTGGTGCATTGCCCGCTAATATTGCTACAATAGATTATACTGACGGAAATGGTAACGCCTTAGAAGGGAATGCCTACAAAAAAGTAGAAAACCCAAATGATGGCAACGTCTATGTGTTGAACATAGATGGAACTAAAGTTAACGCAAATACTTTTGGAAAGAATATTACAAATTCTAGTAACACCACAACTGGTTCTTATGTGCAATCTCAAGCAACTGGACACACTTGGATTTGGGACACAAATGGACAGAGCTGGAGCATAAAGAATCTACCAGACAAATCCGCTGATGCTAATTTTACAGATATCGTTGGTAAAAATCCTAATGGACAATTTGCAAAAGTTGGTTTTCCTGCGTTAAAATCAATGGTCAGTGGCTTCAGTCAGGAGCAATCTCTTGAAATAAGTCAGTTATTGAACGCGGGTGTTGGTGCAGCAGGAATGATGTCAGTAAATACAATTGCACCTCCATTATTTGAAAGAGAAAACAACAATGTTTATTTAGTTTTAAGAGGTGCTAATCTTGATTTGAATACGCTTGCAATGGCTATTCATATTGTGAGAGCATCAGATAATACTGTAGTTGCTCAGACTCCTAATTCTCAGATACAATTATATGCCGATGGTTTATCTTTGTATCTCTGGTATAACTTCTATTCATTGGGAGTTGGTGATTACAAATTAAGAATTACAAGTGGAGCAAAAGTATTAATCACATCATTACAATTTAAAATTGTAACATCTGTTGAGAATATTAATATTGGCGCAATCACTTGGAATAAATTAATAGATCCTGCTATTATAACAAATGATTTAAGTGTAGCATCAGGAGGTAATGTGCAATTTAAAGAAAACAGTTTAAAATACTCTACAACACCAGTTATTTCATTTTTATCAAGCGAATTATTTGCCCAGGGTGATGACTGGTATGTAGAATTACAAGTCTCAACGGGGACTCATAATTCCTCTCAAAATCCTGCTTTAAGGGTCGGTGTTTGTTATTCAACTGCTGTTAATCAATTGTCTTTTTTACCAATCCATTTCTTTGACTACTCTAAAACGTGGGCAGGCTTCAGATTGTACACTAAAATCAATACTAATACAAATGGTATTGATAGAGGTGGTGTCAATAGCAGCATTACAACATTCGTTGTATCAATTACAAAAATTGGCAATACAATTACTATTACTGATGGAACTCAAATCGGGATTATGACAATTTCAAATAATTATGGTTATTCATTATCTGCACAAATGCCCGCATTCTCAAATCCGGACTTTGGGACAGGTATAGAATCACCATCAATAAATATTGTGAAAGCTTTTAAAATCAATTAATATGAGCATACTTGTACAAGAAATTCCAAATATGGTAGCACCATTTCAAGATGTTGCAAGAAAAATAGAATTGTTTGAGATTAATATAAATTCTGATACAAAACAGTTTTTTGTTAATTATCGAATCAAAAACGAGAAAGATAATATTGATGTTTCTGCTGTATTTAAAGATAAAAAGAAAGATTGGTACATAGGAAACGATAAAACTGTTTATCAGCGCAATTGGGATACTTTCCAGCCACTTCCAAATCCGGAATATATAAGTCCAGAAGAAACGCCTAATGAATTACAATTTTTAGAAGCACCAGCATTTGACTATTTGCTCCAGACTTTCAAAGATCGCCCAGATTTGATTTGGGTTATTCTAAGCGGTTATATTTTAGAAAATTATGCTGATGGTTGGTTTGATTAATGGTTGTGGAGCTTGTGGAGGGTTCTGGAAGTTCTTTAGACCTCCACATCATTCATTTTTTAAAAACGAATGTAACCTACACGATAAGCATTATGATATTGGTGGTAATAGGATTGATCGCAAAATAGCTGATTTAATACTTTATAACAATATGCAAAAAAATGTTAAGATTTACTTTAAAGGAAGAAAACCAATAAGTAGATTTTGGTTTCTTATATTATGCAAATGCTATTATTTAGGCGTTAGAATCTTTGGGTTTTCCAACTTTAAATACAATTAATTTCCTAGGAGGAAGGAAATAAAAACGTCCTCCGCTTTTTAAAAATCTCTGACCACTTTTAAAAACACACTGAAACCAGCTACGGAGGACGAAAAGTCTTCTTTAGCTGGTTTTTTGTGCTTAGTGGTCAGAGATGCAAAGATAGAAAACAAAACTTAAAATTTATAATTATGAAGTACAATTATGTACAAGCACCATTGCCATTTCAAGGGCAAAAGAGACGGTTTTTAAAACCATTTAAAACGGCTTTAGGAAGCTTTCCACCCGATGCAATTTATGTTGATTTGTTCGGCGGTTCTGGATTGTTGAGCCATACAGTAAAACAAATGTATCCTGATGCAAAAGTAATCTATAACGATTTCGATAGCTATTCGCACAGGATTGAGAATGTTGATAAGACTAATGCCTTATTATCTGATATCCGTGAGATTTGCGCCTATGAACCACGCAAAGAAAGATTAAGCGAAGGATTGCGCTCAGAGATCATTGGAAGGATATCGAAAGAGAGCGGTTTTATTGATTGGGTCACAATTTCTTCTAGCTTGCTCTTTTCAATGAACTATATAACATCATTTGAGCAACTCAAGAAAGAGAAATTTTACAACAAAGTAAGATTGAGTAATTATGTTACTGAAGGTTATCTGGAAGGTGTTGATAGAGTCAGAAAAGATTATCGTGATTTGTTTGCCGAATATCGAGATCATAAAAATGTTGTTTTCTTAGTCGATCCGCCATATTTATCAACTGATTGCTCTACATACAGCCGTCCGGATTATTGGAAATTGTCAGATTATCTTAATGTTCTTAAGACCATAGAGGACACTTCTTATTTCTACTTTACGAGTAATAAAAGCCAAATTGTAGAGCTTTGTGACTGGATGGAATTAAACTGCTATTGTCGCAATCCGTTTGAAGGCTCTACAACTGTAACAATAAGCACATCTCTGACTTATAATGCGAGTTATGAAGATATAATGATATATAAGAATAATGAATAGATATCATAAAACACTACAAAAAATCCTTAAAAAAGGAAGAGTCCAAGAGAATAAAAAAGGTAATATTACTTTTCTTTTAAATCAAAAGTTAGAACTTAAACCAGGTGATTTACTTGAGATATTTGAAAGTCACGGAATTGCTAGAAATAAGCTTAAAACTGAATTACAGTTGTTTCAGTCCGGTGAACGTCTTACAGAAAGATATCGTGAGGCTGGAATTACTTGGTGGGATTATTGTGGTTCTATCTTAGTGAATTCTTATCCTACATATTTCGAGCAATTGCCCGATTTAATAAAGAAAATTAATAAAGAAAAAAGGAATAGTAAGAACTATGTATTGTTTCTTGGAAAGAATGATACCGAAAGCAATCAGCAACCTTGTTTGTCACTTATTCAATTTCAGATACAAAATAGTAAACTTATTATATCAGCTTATCAGCGTTCATCGGATGCTAATTTAGGTCTTCCAGCTGATATATATCATCTCTATTTAATAAGCAGACAGCTAGATATACCACTAAAATCAATTACTTTGTTTCTCGGAAATGTTCATATTTATGAAAACAATCTAGAGAAAACATCCGAATTGATTGGAGGTGAATCTGTACGATTTTCTTTAAATACTTAATTAAAAAGCCTGTTTAAATTGACTTTAAACAGGCTTTAAATTTTATTGTATTTTCCAATCGAATGTTGGCGTGCATAGTCCGATTTTTTTATACTTTTGGTTTCGCCGATTAGGCGATGATAGGTTCTATTGCCGCTCTGGTTCTAAATTTTTTGCGCTTTGTCTGCTTTTGATAAGCAGTGTCTTTTTTTCTTGGAGTGCTTGGGATGGAGATTTTCACGCCC